CCAGCCGCTTCGGGCAACGACCTCTGCAATGACAGCAGTGAAGTCTGCCGAGTCAAGGAAGGCACTGGAGGTTGATGTTGCCAGAGTCCAGGTGGTCTTGGCTGAGGTTGCTGCTGCCTGGGAGGTAGTCATTGCACTGTCGTTGGCAATAGCCCCGGCGCTATCTGCATCCTCGGCATGGATGTCACAGGTCTTACTCGACACCGTGTAGTTTTCGTGTAGCTTGTACTGGAGCTTGGCAGTGAGAACAGTAGAACCCTTGGGGATAGCCACGCTCAGGAAACGGAAGTAGCAGGTCGTATCCTCTGACCCACTACCAGAGTTTAGCGCCCCGATGCTGACGTAGGCAGCGTCATTGTTATACGTGAAGCTGCTAAATCCATCACCGGAGCGGTAGCCATCATCAGCGTCGGCCTCTACTTGTACTGTGACGGTTGCCATCAGGATTTCTCATAGTGGCCAATGATGGTAACGTAGGCTTCTGCGACATCTTCCACATAGTCCACTGCAATGCACTCAAGGCTGGAGATAACCAGACCGCTGTTTATCAGCACGGGGGTGGAGTTGTCTGACGGGATGGAGCCTGCCCAGATTATCTTTGTGGCCGCATCCGTAATATCATTGTCGGTTTCGTCTGCCATTGCGGTTGCCGAGGCCGTGTTGCCCTTGGCGACGTTCAGGCATACACCTGTAACTGCTGTCCCGGCGGGCGTCACTACCGCGCTGCTGGCATCCCTGGGTACATGGACACGGATAACAGTTGTTACGTCCGAGTGGCACCATATCTGGTCGATGTGTAGATTCTGTGTGGTGGAGGTGTTCTTCACCAGCAGGATGGTGTCGTTTGCATCGGCATTGTAGGTGGCATTTACCCAGGAGTACGCCTGCCCATCCACCAGAGAGGAGTGGAGCAGGTGGTTTTTCTGCGTCGTATACTCCGGTTGCGCTATCGAACGTCCAGTGATTCCCATTGTCTTCTCCCGGTTGTTTGTTTCATCTATTGTAGTTTGTTGCGGGGGGGAAGGCCATATTTACTTGTTAGGCCAGAAGGCGTGCCCTGCCAGCAGCCCGAACAGGAAGGCTACAATCGGGTGGCGCTGGCTGAGGTCGAGCAAGGCATAGCTTACCGTGGCCTCATGGTGGCCATAGGAGTTGGCAATCACATCCCAGACAAAGATTATAACGATAAATGCCCAGATAATATACTTAGGTACTATCTCCCAACTCATCCCAGCCGCCTTCCGATTCAGTAATCTCTACTTCGATGCGACCTGGCGGCTCTACCCCCATACGAATTATCCGCAGGTCATCTATTTGGTTGTCGTTCTCGAATACCCCCGCGCTTTCGAGTGCATCCAGAACGGCTTTAGGTATATTATCCAGATCCCGCTGCCTCCTGTCAGGCATAAAAGCGCGGATCACTACCCGGAGGCGTCCGGCGTGGTGGCGTGCGTTCTCAGTTATGACGTACTCACATATCGCATTGCGATAGTCACGTCCCTTGGCGCTGATAATAACTCGCCCACGACCGATACTCCTCCAGTAGGTGTTTACGGTGGGTGGATAGGGTAGCTCTAGTAGAACAGTTTCCGAGTCCATTCGTCAACTTCTCCTTGCGTTACACGATCAGGGGCTTTCAGTTCAGGGTCACGAAGCCTGAGCCATTGATCCAGGTTGTAGTTTTCCTTGTCATGCCTCTGCTTGTATGCCAGTTGTCTGGCGTGGGGCATGGCAGCAAGGTCATCCATGTGACACTTCTTGCATGTCCTGAAATAGTTTGCCGGACTCGCCCACCGGCCAGGGGCTTGCGACTTTCGCTCAATCTCGTGTGTCTCCAGTGGAAACCCTCGGTAGGATTTCTTCCCGCATACCCAGCAGGCGTGGTGTTCCATTGACCAGTTGCGGCGCTGGTCACTCGTCTTCTTGCTCATCGTCTTCCGCAATTTCACGCTCGTATTCCTCTACGAATCTCTTTGCCTGGGCATCAGACATGATCATCAGGGGTGACTCCTCAGATTCCTTTCCAAAGAACAACCACCACATCATGCCAGCTTCGTCCGTTACCTTCTTGGCAAATATCATCTGCTCTCCAGTTCCTTAGAGACGGACTTCCATAACCATGCTGTTGTAATCCTTGGCTTCCCTGCCATGCAGCCTTTCAAGTACCACGTCGGTGTGTCCCGAACAAGCTCCCCGCGAAACCTGCCGAAGGGGAACCTCGCGCCCCGTTTATTCTTTGTCTTGACATCACCCTCCGGGCTGTTGCCGAAGGGGTCAACGTGTCGTGACCTGTACTCTGCCTCTGCTGCAACACGGGCACGTTCCTCGCGTGCCTTCTGTTCCTGTTCAAGTTGCAGTTGTTTCTGTGCAGCCCTGAGTGCCTCGTCGATCTCGACAACTTCATCCTTCTCGGCCAGGTTTTCCTTGGCCCGTGCCACAACATCGACTCCCCATGTACCACTCATCACGTCCGGGGATGTCATAATTTTATGGGCGAGCGTCACATCTACAAGGTCAATCATCTTGAAGAATGGCTTGCTGCTGGATGCTATGGCCTCACACCTGGCGTCTGCGGTGGAGCCAGCGAAGTCCACGGTGCCCTCCAGTGGGCGTGTGCCACGTCCGAATATCTGTGTGTAGAGCATCTTGGATCTCGTGGGCCGGGCCATGATGATGCATTGCAGGCCGGGGAAGTCCCAGCCAGTGGTCAGGATACCCACGTTGCACAGGTGCGTGACACCATCGGGGTCTTTAGTGAAGGACTCCAGGGCGTCGTGCCTCTGCTGTGGGGTACATCTACTTGTATCGGCACATATCCAGGCAGACTTGATCCCGTAATTATCTGAAAGCCTTTCCGATACCATCTGTGCTTCCGCTACACTCGCACAATAGATGGCTGTCTTGAGTCCTCTTGTCTCTCGTGCGGCCACCTCAGCGATCTCATAGATAGTCTCGTACTTCTCTAGCTGCTGGCTCAGGTCTATCTGGTTGAAGTCCCTGCCCATCGTGGTGGAGGACATGGTAACTTCCGAGAGGTTGAGGGACTGGAGGCGTATGCAGCGTGCCTCTGCATTGACCAGCCAGCCATCACGGATGCCATCCACGATACCGTACTGGTAGACGCAGCCCTCGTAGAGGTTGGCCATGCTCTTGCGGTCGTGTCTCTTGGCTGTGGCGGTGACACCCAGTACCTTAGCTCCCTGTGCCATGAAGTGATCAAGGAGGTTCGCCCAGCTCCTGGTGATGGACAGGTGTGCTTCATCCACAACGACCAGGCCCACGTCCTTTATCCTCTTGTACCTACCCCGCACGAGCGTGTCCTTGCTGGCCACCACGAAGGGGCTACGACTCCATGAGGTTTCATCTGACCAGTTGTGAGCCTGCTCGATACCGGGTTGCACACTGGTGCGCTGTGCAATCTTCTGTGCTGCCTGAGCCACGAGGGTAATCATCGGTGCGATGACAAGGCACCTCCCTCTTTCCCAGCGCCTCATTAACTGGGTAAAGATTTCCGTTTTGCCCAGGCCCGTCGCCATTTCCACAATGACAGCATCCATATCACCGAAGGCTGACTCCACAGCAATGCGTGCGTTGCGCTGGTACGGTCTTTCGATAAAGCCAGAGGCATCAGGTGCGCTCGGCTCATCAGCAGTAAACCCTCTCAGGTATGTCTGGCTCATTCATCCCCCCGTCGTTTCTTCCACGCCGAGTTGACGGCTGCATAGACATCCTCTGGAGAGGCGGAGAGTAGAGCATCAAAGTAATATGTGACCACATCAAGGGGATGAAACTTGCGGACGACTATTTCCCATGAGTCTTTTATGGCATACCGCCCTAGAGGGTGTTCGACCGCACGGGTCGTTGCCAGCACCGCCGGTCAGCCAAATCCAGTGTGAGGATGAACAAATTCTTCGTCAGCAAGTTTCCCGCAAAGGACTGGACTGTTCCGATCTGCGTGCCACTTGAGGCGATTGAGTTGGGTATCAGTTAGCTTGCCGAACGCACTAGCCAATGTACGCCTGCGGTTCTTTTGTGTAGGCATTACTCGTTCTCCTCTCCAGTTACAGGGCCATGTTTGAGTATGCTTCCGTAAGCCTCCTTGAATCGCTTGTCGAACTCCTGTTCCACTAGCGGCTGGGTAATCTCCCCGATCTCATTGAGGGCTTTCCATAAGACTTTCTTTAACCTTCTCCTCTCTGGGAGTTTATGAAGCCGCTCGATAATAGACATGATTTCACATAGCTTTTCAAACATCGTCACTCTCCTGGGTTACAGGTTCTCTACGATTCCACTGCCGGATAGCAGCGGTAACAATGCTGCCGGGCATGAATGCTCCACACCTCTTGCACGTTACGGTGGCCAGGATGAATCCGTTTATACCCTCATCCACCTCTGCCTCTCCCCCACAGAAGGGGCAGGCTTTTGCTTCCTCCATGATCCACCGCTGCTGTTTAGTTAAGGCCATTGCTTGTCCTCCAGACCAAGTTTTCGGGCGAGGCGTTTTATCTCGGCCTCAAGT